AACGTACAGGAGTAGTTATATATGGATATGGAATTAAGAAATGGAGATTTGTACATTTCACAATCCGGAGATATTACATTAACCGATTCGATAATCCAAAAAATCCATATTAAAATCTTATGGATTTTAGGTGAATGGAAATGGAATAAAGAAGAGGGCATAGATTATTTTGGTTATGTTCTTATGAAAAATCCAGATATTGAAATGATAGAAGGTATTATAAGAGAAAAGATATTTGAGATTGAAGAAGTTGTGGATGTGCTTGAAATTGAGGTTAAGGTAGATAAAAAAAAGAGACAAGGTACTATATCCTATGTTGTATCTACTGAGGAGGAAAAAGTAAGAGGGGAGGTGGCTATAAATGGCAAACTATGGTCTAACGGATAACGGCTTTGTTATCAAAAGACTTGATACTATTTTGAATGAAATACATGAAGAATTATCAGATGGTTTTGGAATTGATACAAGGATTTCAAAGCCATCTTTTTTAGATGTATTGGTGACCACATTTGCAGGACAGATAGCTAATCTATGGGAAGTAGCACAGGATAGCTATTATGCTAAATATCCATCATCTGCTACAGGTGTACATCTTGATAATTCCATACAATATGGTGGTATAAGAAGGGAAATGGCAGCAAGGACCATATATCCTCTACACTGTACAGGAATTGATGGAACAAAGGTTAGGAGACATACTCCGGTAGCAACTAATACTAATCCGGAAACGAGACTTTATGCAATTAATGACTTTGAAATATCAAGAAGTAAGTTTAATAGTTGTAGATTAAAGGTGGTAGCAGTTGAAAATGCTAACTATAGCATTACTATCAATGGAAGCGAATATATTTATACTAACAATTCAAATGATAAGGCAGCCTTAGTAACAGGAATTGCTAACTCATTACGTAATAGTGACTTTAATGTAAATGTAGATGGTGACGGAATAATAATTGCAGATAAACTGTTAGGAAGAGTTTCAAAGTTGGTATTATCTAGCAATTTGACTACTGATTACATAGTTACTATCTCAAATTTTGAAACAGAAAAATTTGGAAAAATACAGTTGCCAAATGATGTAATTACTAAGTTAGTAGATAATATAGCCGGATTTACAAATGTTAGGAACAGACTACAACCTATTTATGGTAGAGAGGCACAAACTGATGTTGAGTTAAGGCAAGCATATATAGCTAAGTCAGCTCTTAGGTCAAATACTATGGTAGATAGTGTAGTTGCAGAAATACTCAATACGGTTGTAGGTATAGAAACAGTGTCAGGATTTGAGAATGACACGGATTTTGTAAATGATAGGCAGATGCCTCCACATAGCATTGAGTTTGTAGTTGAAGGTGGAGAAGATTCAGAAATAGCAAGTGCAATTTTAAGAAAAAAAGCAGGTGGAATCCA